CCGATTTATCGCATGATTATTGCTGCGGGTTCCGTTAAATTGCTTTATACAGGGGCCACGCCGAGGGGCTTGATTTAATACATAAAGGGTGTTATGTTTTTTTTGTTGTGCCGTTGATGAGCCAAACAGCTTTCGCGAAATACATAGGAGTTTCGCAACCTTTCATAGTGTACGCGGTCAAGAACGGCCTCGTGGCGCTCACCGCCGACGACGCCGTCGAGCTCGACCATCCAACAAATCAGGCCTTCGCAGAGGCACAGACGCTGAGGCGCGAGGCGAAAGGCTTGAAGCCGTCTCCGCTGGCCCGCGGCGACCCGCCGCCGCCGCTGCGAGGGACCGGCCGCCCGGTGGGCAGCCGCAAGAAAAAGGCTCCCAAGCCTGCCCCGGTCAAGGCCAACCCCCGGCCAAAACCGCAGGCCAAGGTCGAACCGGACCCCGGAGCGGTTCCAGGGACCGCCCAGATCGCCCTTTCGGAGCCGATATCGACTCGGACACCGACACCGATACCGGCGACAGCTCCGGCGCCGGACGGTCTGCAGGTCGAGGAAGCACCGCCGGCGCCCCGGGAACCGATGACGGCGACGGCCATCGCCTATCGCGACAAGACGATCGCGGCGAAGGATCTCACGCTTGCCAAGGTCGAAAAAGAGCGGATCGCGGCTCAGGCGGCGCGGCGCGAGTTGATCTCGTCGAAGATGGTCGCGATCGTCCTCGGCCGACTCGGCGCCGTGCTCGAGGAACAGTTTCGCGCGTTCGGAGAGCGGAACGCCCTGGCCATTGTCGCCGCGATGGAGACCGGATCACGCGAGGGCGCGATCGCCGACCTGCTCGACGACGAGATCGGCCGGGGTGTGACCGCATTCAAGACGGCTGTTATTCACGAGCTCGCCGAGCTGGACATCGGATGATCGAATGAATAATAAAAAAAAAAATAATTCGTGTATTCCCGCGCCGCACGAATGCAACCCCTAAAGATGAATTGGTAAGAATAAATGAATCTCCGGGCCTTTGGGATGAAGCCGACGAAATACATGTGTCAGTGACATTCACATGGGATTTACCCCGGGCCGAAGAATTGGTTCGTCAATGGGAAACGGTGGCGCCGGTGCGCATTGGTGGGCCTGCCACCGGTGAACCTGGCGGTGCGTTTATTCCTGGGCGCTATCTTGCTTATGGACACGTAATTACCAGCCGCGGATGTTTCAATAAATGCTGGTTTTGTTCGGTATGGAAGCGGGAAGGACCGGTGCGCGAATTGCCCATTTCCGACGGCTGGATAATTCATGACGACAACTTGCTTGCCTGTTCTATCGAACACCGGGATCGCGTGTTTGCCATGCTCGAGCGCCAGCCGCATCGACCGCGGTTTGTCGGCGGCCTCGAGCCGGCTCTTGTCACCAAAACCATTGCCGAGCGTATTGTTTCCCTTCGCCCTGACGCTGTCTTCCTTGCCTATGATACACCGGACGATCTCGATCCCATGCTCCAAGCCGCGTCGCTTTTTCTCACCGCCGGTCTCACTACATCCGGTCACCGTCTCCGCTGCTATGTTCTCATTGGATACCCTGGTGATACCATTTCTCAGGCCGAGCATCGCCTCTTCCAGACATTGGCCGCCGGCTGTATTCCACAGGCCATGTTATACCGACCACCGGGAAGGCGGTTGCCATTGCCTCTTGATAAATCATGGCGACGGCTGGCCAGACTTTGGGCTCGTCCGGCTTACATTGCCCGTCAGGCGCTCACCCCTCCGGATGATTCTCGACAGATTCGTTTATTAGCACAATGACTGACGGCATCCAAACCAGCTTCGACATTTTCGAGGACAATCGGCGCCACTATCTCGAGGAAGACAAACGAAAGCTTGCCAGCGAGTTTGAAAAATATTGGGCCGATCGCCCGACGATCACCATTTCAGAATACGCCGAGAAGCGGCGAACGCTCCCGGCCGGAACACCGTTCCCGGGGCCGTGGAGAAATGATCTCACGCCGTACCTGATCGAGATAATGGACGCGATGTCACCACACAGTGACATTCAACGTGTCGTCGTCGCGAAGGGCGCCCAACTCGGCTTGACCGCCTGTGCCGAGAACATCATCGCCTATTATATGGACGCGAGCCCGGCCGAGGTGTTGTTCGTGTCAGCGACTGAGGGGCTTCTGCGAAAATGGGCGACGAAGCGGCTCGAGCCCCTGATCGATTCCTGTGGCATCCGTCCGAAGATCGGGCCACAGGCGAAGCTGAAACAGAGACGCCGAACCGGCGATCTCGTGTTCTCGAAAGAGTATCTCGGCGGAACGCTCGACATGGTCAGCGCCCAGGCCGCGGCGATGCTGCGCGCGGACAGCAAGCGGATCTTGATTCGCGACGAGATCGACGGAGCTCCGGCCACGCTGCGAAGCGGCGAAGGAAACTGGCTCGACGTCTCATACGTGCGTACCAACGCTTGGGGCAATCGGCGCAAGGTGTTCGACTCGTCGACGCCGACGACCTTTGACGAGTCCTCGATCTGGCCTGAGTACGAGAGCGGCGATTGCCGGAAGTATTACGTCCCGTGTCCGCATTGCGGCGCTTTCCAGGTGCTCGTGTGGGACGGTGGGAAGGACGGCCCCGGGATCAAGTGGAAGCTCGACGGGACTCAGATCGTTGACGTCTGGTATCGCTGCGAGCATTGCGGCGAGGCGATCAGGAATTTTCACAAGGGTTCGATGTTGCGGCTCGGCGAATGGCGCCCGACGGCGGTCAGCGAGTCGCCGACGCTGCGAAGCTACCACATTTCGACGCTCTACTCTCCGATCGGTATGGTCTCTTGGGAAGAGCTCGTCTCGGCTTTCTTGAGGGCGGAAAAGACGCCTGACGGGATGCGGAGTTTCGTCAACCTCTATTTGGGCGAGCCGTTCCGCGAGGTCGGTCAGCGGCCGCCGTTGTCCAAGGTGAAAGAGCTTCGCTCGGGATACCAGTCGAAAACCGTTCCCTCCGACGAGATCCTTTTCTTGACCATGGCGGTCGACGTCCAGACCGGCTCACGCCGAGACCCGGAAGGCAACCCCGAGCGCCTCGAGGTCGAGGTCTGCGCCCATGGCGCCGGTTATCGCTCTTGGTCGATCGATTGGTTTCAGATCCTCGGCGGTGTCCGTGATCCATTCGGCGGAGCATGGGCCGAGTTGAACGAACTCGCGCGCGATGGTGGTCTCAACTATCTCCGCGGCGACGGTCGGAAGTTCGGGCCGGTGTGTACGCTGCTCGACAGCGGCGACGGGACGAACCTTGGCACGGTCTATCAGTTTGCCGCGGGATGGAGAAACACTTACGCTTGCGCCGGCGTCGATCTGCTCAAGCGAAAGCAAGACAGCCAAGGCGCTTTGCAGCTTGACGAGATGACGAGCAAGAACTTCGATCGGTACCGGATCACTCGCCAGAGGGGAGACACGCCGGTCGTGCTGATCTCGACGAACTATTACAAGCTCGTACTTTACAATTCTCTCAAAATACCTTTCAGACCGGCATCCGTACAGCAAGCGCCCGGCTTCTGTGCGTTTCCCCAAAACTACCCCGATCATTACTTCGAGATGTTGGTCGCCGAGGAGCGCCGATCCGACGGCTCTTTCTACTGCCCGAGCGGCCGTCGAAACGAGGCGCTCGACCTCCGGGTTTACAACCTGGCCGCGCGCGATCTCTTCATCGACACGAAGATCCAAGAGCTGCGCGAAGTGGCCAAGAAACGCGGCGCCAACCCGGCCCAGCTGCAGGCGATCCGGTCCCGTCAGGTGCTCGACATGATGGGCGCGGCCGTCAAACGACACAATTGACTTTTTAGAGTATAGAGGCGATAAAAGGTCATGGCCTACCTGAGCGCCACAACGCGAACCCGCCTGCAGGCGGAATTGACAACTGTCGAGGCCCAGATCTCCGCGGCCAATACAACCATGACCTCGATCGTCGGGAAAGAGATCGAGTCCTATCGACTCGACACCGGCGAGGGATCCCAGCAGACGAAGCGGCTCGATATCGAAAAGCTCGAGCGGCTGATCTCAAAACTCGAGTCGAAGGCCGAGCGCCTACGCCAGCGGCTCGCCGGCGCCGGTGTCGTCAACATCAACGTAAGGCGGATGGACGGCCTATAATGGGGCTCATCGACACGATCCGTGGATGGTTCGGCCGGGCCGTCACCGACGCCGGCTTTCCTGCCACCGGCGACGCCGTCTCCGGTGGCGCCCTCCGTCGCTACTCGCTCGGCTCTTATCACGAGTTGCTGGGTCGCTCGGGGTACTACTACGGCGGCCCCAAGTGGGCGTACGGCCTTTCTGGTAGCGGCCGCGGGCCGATGCTCGACCACGCGACCTTGCGAGCGAACGCGCGCGCGGCTGTCCATGACTCGATGCCGGCCCGGGCGATCGTCGAGCGCTATCAGCAAACGGTGGTCGATACCGGCGTACGGGTCGAGTGTGCTCCCGATGCCGAGGTGCTCGGGATCGACCCCGAGCAGGCCGAGACCTGGGCGCGAGACGTCGAGCAGCGGTTCAACCTGTGGGCGAGCTCGAAGCTCGTCACCGTCGGCGAGGATATGTCGTTCTACCAGGCCCAACGGTTTTCGATGCGCGCCCGGATGCGCGACGGCGAATACTTCGTGAGGTGCTATTACGACAGCCGGCGCGACCTGCTCAACCCGCTCCGGATCGGCTTCATCGACCCCAACCAGATCACCGGCGATGCGCTCACGGATACCGTTTGGCCGGAGACCGTGGCCGACGGGATCAAGCGCGACAAGCTCGGGCGAGAAGTCGCTTTCGAGGTGCTCATCAGGCAACCGAGCGGCAAGATCGAAAAGGTCATCGTTCCGGCCAAGGGCCGCGCCGGGCTCCCCTTGATGCTCCACGGTTTCGCGCCGGAATACGCCGGACAGTCGCGCGGGTTCTCGAGGCTGTCTCACGCGATCCAAGAGTTTCAAAATTTGACCGACTTCACCTCGGCGCAGATCAAGAAAGCGATCGCCCAGAGCTCGCTTGCGCTGTTCCTCGAGCCCGGAGAGAAGAACGACGCGATCAACCCGTTTGGCGACATGCTCTCCGGGCCGGTGAACTCGTTCGACGAGCCCGAGACTCCGGGTGAGACCACGACGGCGCTCTCGGGCGAGGAGTCGGTCAACTACTCGAGACTGAACAGCGTCTCTTTCGACCCGGGCTCCGTCGGTGTCTTCAACCTGCTCGCCGGCCAAAAGCTCGTTCCGTTCAAGGACTCGGCGCCGTCCGAATCGTTTGACAGCTTCGTCACGGCGTTTGTGGGCTACCTGGCCGCGTCGGTGAACATGCCTCCCGAGGTGCTCGCGCTCAAGTTTTCTCAGAACTACAGCGCCAGCCGGGCCGCGCTGATCTTGATGTGGCGTACGGCCTGCGTCGAGCGCGACGAGGAGGCGAGCGATTTTTATAATCCGATCTACCGCGCCTGGTTGCACGGCGAGATCGCGGCCGGTCGAATCTCGGCGCCCGGATGGTCCGATCCGCGACGGCGCGCAGCGTGGAGCCAGGCGACGTGGAACGGGCCGCCGATGCCGAACATCGACCCGGCCAAAACGGCGAAGGCCGACAAGGACTATGTCGAGCTCGGCGCGCAGACGCTGGACCACGTCGCCCGCAACTTCAACGGCTCGAGCGGCGCGGCGAACAGGATGAAAAACGCGCGGCAGATCTCGCAGCTGACGCCGGTTCCGTGGTCGTCCAAGAAAGACGCAGCAAGCGCCCCGGAACCCGGCGCGCTCGACGAGGAGGATTGAGCGATGGCAGCTCCAACCGTTGTAACCTGTGCCGCGAACACCTGGACGAAGGTCGCCACCGGCGTGATCGCCGCTCGTGTCTGGATCATGGAAAACGGCCCGAACGCTTATTTCCATACCTACGTCGCGACCGGCGGTGCGGCTCCGACCGATCTTTCGAAAGCGGCGATCGCTCCCATGGGTGACCGCGATAACGCTCAACCCTCGTTCGAGCAGGATTTCGGGGAGCTGTCGGATCTCTACGTTTACGCTCGTGGCGCGGCCGGCTCGGTCCGGGTCGACGCCGGCGCCGGGGGCGGAGGGTTCGACGCGACGATCGCCACGAACACCGGGGCGACTGCGGCGAGCGTCGCGAGCATCGACGGCAAGACGCCGGCCAAGGGCGCGACCACGGCCGCCGGGTCGGTGCCCGTGACCCTGGCCAGCGATGACGCGCAGCTGTCCCAGCTGAACAAGGGGCAAACCGGGATCGTCGGCGTGCACGCTTCCGCGGTCGTCGTCGACTTCTCGGCCGGTGTCGATACCTCGGCGACGCCGTTGACGGCGGGAAAGACATATCGTTTTCTTGCCACCGAGGACTGCCATTTCTGTATGACGACCGCCGGCGCCGACGATGCGACGACGGTCGACACGCCGCTCGGGGCTTGGAGCCCGGAGCCGTTCAAGGTGCCCGCCTCCGAGTTGACAAACCTCTACGTCTCGGCGATCGGAAACATTCCCGGGCTCGGGTTGGGAGAGCTGTTTATCAGCGAGTTGACATAAAGCGATGCTTCGAGCGCGCACAAGACAGAGATCGATCCGGGGGCGCCACGCCGACTTGACTTACCGTCAATTCGCGTCGCCGGTTCCCGGTGTCTCAGGGCTGTCGCCCCTTATAACACCTTCGGGCGGCGGCTCAACCGAAGAGCCCGTGTTCCGCTTCTTTGGTGGAGACGCCGACGCCGTTGACTGGACGACTCGGGATTATCCCGGCACCCCGGTTGCGTGCGCGCGTCAAGCGGTCGGTGTTCAGCCCACGTACAACGACGGCTCGCCGTATCTCGGGCCCGATGACGACAGCGTGCTGTTCAATGCGAGTGATTACTATGCCGCGCCGAATACGAGTTTTGGTCAGATAGCAACCGAAGACGCGGTCATTGAAATAATATTCTGTGCTGGCAACACTGGAAATGCAGCGCTATGTGGAACCGCTACCACGGGGCAGGGCTGGCGCATTTGGTGGAATGCTAATATCCTTGTGGTTACAATTCATGATGGAAGCGGAGCAACGGCCACAACCTCTGCCGCTTCAATTGTAAGCGGACGCTGGTATCATGCTTTAATGTTCTTAGATAGAACGGGCAGTGCGCAAGTCTATATTAATGGTGTGGCCAGCGGTGCCGCTGTTGATATTAGCGGAAGACAATTGACACTAAATAGTGGATTGGCGTTTTGTGCTGGGTCGCGCGCATCGGGTGGGGTTCCATTTGATTCTAATATTGCTTATCTATCTATGTGGTTAAAAGCCGCCTGGTTGACCAGCCACCTGAATGCCGACACGGCGAAGGAGCGCTTCGGCAAGCTCGAAGGTTGGTGGCCGAACGTTGCGAAGGGAACGGCCGCGCCGACGGTTCGGACGCGGGCCTATGTCGGTTTCAGCGAAAAGCTCGAGGCCGGGCTCGTTCGGATCTACCCGCGCGGCTCCGAGTCGATGCGCCTCAATCAGCGCTCCGACGTCTACGGAACCGTCGTCGGCTACCTCGCCGAGCCGCAGTCGAAAAATGTTCTCGGCGAGAGCAACGATTTCTCGGCCTGGACGAAAGAGGACGCCGGCGACGTCGTGACCGACGATGCGGCCACCGGGCCCGACGGCCTGACTTCGGCCGCCACTCTGGTTTGCGACAACACGAATGGAAACCACGGCCTCAGCCTGCAGAGCGCCGATAACCTCACCGCGGCGAAAACCTGCGCTGCGATCTGGGTCGGTCACGGAAACGCGAGCTGGGTCAAAATCGAAGATACGACCGTAGCCAACGCCTACCGCTACTTCAACGCGGAGACCGGAGCGCTCGGGACGAAGGGTGCCGGCGCCGATGAAGCCGGGTTCGTGCTCGGTCAATACATCGGCGACGCCGATCGCCGGGTTTACATCCGCTTCGGCGGAACGGTCGCGCTGCATACGATCCGGATTCGTCCCTGCGACGATAACGAGGTCGACACTTTCAGCGGCGGTGACGGTGTCGCCGTGACCCTCTATTTACACGCCGCGCAGTGTGAAGAGGGCGATTATCCGACGAGTCGGATCGACACGGATGGAGGGGCGAGTGCGAGCAGATTGAAAGATCAATATCAAGCGGTTGGCTTGGCCAACCTTGGTGGTATTGGAAGTGAGAAGCGCGGGCGTATTGAATGTAATATTTTGTTCCCGGATTCTGATTATTCTGCAAATTGTTTTATATTCGACATCACCGATGGAGGTGGAGCCGCAGATCGGATAGTAGCTTTTACGGCTGGCTCTGATGTAATTGCTGTAACAACCGCAGCAAGCGGCGGCTCTGGTGGTTCTGCCAATGGTATTACTGATGTTATTGATGGTGTTAGACATCGGTTTCAATTGTCTTGGCAGAAGGACGATTTGAGAAACATACTCGACAGTGTTTTGGAGAAACGCGATTCGGCAGTGGATTTACCAGATGATTTGGACATAATGGATATTGGAGAGACGAGAGCGCAAGGATCACAACTCAACGGTATTATGTCAGATTACAAAGTCTTCAAACGCCCGGGGCGTCGATGATCTATCCTTCAATATACTTGCGCCGGGCCGATTGGAAAATGCTCGCGGATCCCGGCAAGGATCAACCCAACGGCGTTCACCTCGAGGGGCCGGACAAGGCGCGGGTCGTCGTCTACGCCGTCGACAACCAGGGCGCCGTGTGGCACTGCCTCTTGACCCCCGAGCAGCGCGAGGCGGTCGAGAAAGCCGGGATCGCGTTCAAGAATTTTTCGACGCTCGAGGAGATCGAAAAGCTCGCCGGAGCACCTCGACACGTCTTCGGCTCCGCGGTCTACGAACCCGGTGACAAGGACGGCGAGTTCAAGGTATACAGACCAGGGAAGGCCGAGCCCGAGATCATCGCGGCGAACGTCGTCGCGGCCGAGCTCGAGGCGCGCGAGGTTGAGCGATGAAATACCTCTACATTCTCGCCGAGATCAGTCGGCAACTCTGGGCGATCACTCCCGAGGCGATGCGCGGGATTCTCTCGGCCCTCGAGGACAAGCTCGGGCCGGAGGATCGCGGCCTGTTCCACGCGGCCGACCTGGGCGCCGTGGTAGGTCACGTCGGCGAGGATTACAACAGCGGCCGGGCGCGAGTCGTCAACGGCGTCGGTGTAATCACAATCGACGGGCCGATCGTCCCTCGAGGAAACGCTCTACACGATTCCTCGGGGCTCGTGTCGATCGACCGGCTGACCACCGAGCTCAAGACGTTCCAGGCCGACCCGCAGATCCGAGAGATCCTGTTTCTGATCGACTCGCCCGGCGGGGCGACGACCGGAGTGTCCGAGCTCGCCTCGCTGATCGAGAAGACGGAGAAACCGACGTCGGCCTATGTCTACGGGTTCGCGGCGTCCGCGGCCTACTGGATCGCCAGCGCGACCGATCGGATCACCGTCTCCGACACCGGGCTCGTCGGCTCAATCGGAACGGTGCTCACCGTCCGGCGAGCGAGCGAGAACGATCCGATCGAAATCGTGTCGGCGCAGTCGCCGAACAAGCGCCCCGATCCCGAGACCGACGAGGGCCGGCGCGAACTTCAACGGATCGTCGATGGGATCGCGAAAGTGTTCATCGACACGGTGGCTCGCAACCGGAGCGTGAGCGCGAAAGACGTGACAGAAAAGTTCGGCCGCGGCGGTCTGCTGCTCGCTCCCGAGGCGCTAGCCGTCGGGATGATCGACGCGGTCTCGACGCTCGATGATTACCTCGCCGAGGAGGTCGAGAACGACGACACCGAGGGCGACGAGGAGATCCCTTTCGGCGCGACGACCACGAACAACAGCGACACGGTAGAGACGGCAACCGAGCTCACTTCCGGAGCCATACCGGCATTCAAGGATTTTCCGATCGTCGATCGCCCCTGGGATGCGGCTGCGGCAGACAGGCGTGTCAGGGAGTTCACCGGCTCGAAAAAGCAACCGGCCGAGTTCTACAAAAACGCTTTCTTTTGGTACGATGACAAGAAAGCGGATCAGTATACCTCTTATAAGCTGCCATTCGCAGACATCGACGGCGGTCGAATGGTCGCCGTGAAAAAAGGCGTCCAGGCGGCCAATGGTGCGATGAGCGGCGCCCGGGGCGGGGTTTCGATCCCGGCGGCCGACAAATCCAAGGTGCAAAATCATATTGACAGGTATCTTAAAAAGATCGAAAAACAGAAGAACAACGGCGCGCGAGGCGCAGACAAAAACAGCGGAGCAAAAACCATGTCAGATCTCAACGCTTTGATGGCGGAAAACCCCGGGGCCAAGGCCGAGCTCGACAAACTCCTCGCGGACGCGCGCGCCGACGGGGCAAAAGAGGCCGACGAAACGATCAAGGCGCGTCTCGATGCCGCGTCGAAAATCATCGACAGCGACTACCCCGCGAAGATCAAGGCGATCGCCCTGGCCGTGGCCAAGGGCGAGAAGTCGGTCGAGCAGCTCGACACGGCCGTCGCCGTCTACGATTCGATCAAGGCGGATGCCGACATCAAATCGGCGCAGGCGGATTCCGCCGCGGTCCCGCCGACTCCGCCGCAGACGCAGGGAGAGCGGTCGACGGACGGCGTCGTCAGGACCGAGGCCGACATCGAGGCCGCGGTCGCGGAGATGAAGAGCAAGTAAAGAGGCCGGAACATCGGAGAAAAAGGCGCGGAGCCAACCAAACGAGGTAAACCATGGGCGTGCAAGCGAGCCGAAACATAAACAACCAGGCGTTTTTTCAGAGCGGAAACGCGAACGTTAAGGAGGCCGAGACGATCGCGCAGGACGCGGGCCGCGTGGCCGTGCTCGCTTCCAAAACCGTCATGGCCAAGAACCCGACGACCGGAAAATGGGTTCCGCTGACCGACGTCGATCCGACCTCGGCGCCCGCGAAGATGGTCACCGGTGCGATCGGTTCCGAAGCGACGTTCCAACCCGTGACCGACGGCGAGTTCGCGATCACCGTCGACGGCGTCGCGATGAATATCACCGGCCTCAACTTCTCCGGAATCGAGGCGCCGACGGCCACGGGCGCGAGCTGCGTCTGCGGCGCGTTCGGCTCCACTCTTACGGCGATGCAGGCGATCACCGACGGCGCATTCGCGATCACCGTCGACGGCGTCGCCCTCGCGATCTCCGGCCTCGACTTCTCCGACATCGACGCACCGAGCGACACGGCCGGAACGATGCTCTGTGGCGCCAACGGCTCGAACCTCGCGGCCTATCAGGCCGTGAACGATGCCGCGTTTACGTTCACCGTTAACGGGACCGTTCGCGCGATCACCGGCCTCGATTTCACCGGCGCGACCGCTTGGGCCGATGTCGCGCACATCATCGACGCCGCGATCGCACAGTACGGCGTTCGGTGCGAATATGACGAGACGGCCGACGTGTTCGAGTTCGTCACCGTCAATCGCGGGCGCAACGCGACGATCTCCGTTCTCTCGGCGCCGGGCGCCGGAACCGACATCTCCGGCGTCGCCGGCCCGGGCTCGTTCCTCAACGGCGCGACCGGAACCGGCACCGCGACGGCTGGCACCGGCGGCCTCGGTGAGGGCGTGACGATCGCCGACGTCATCAACGACGTTGCCCGCGGGCGCGTCCGCTGCGAACTCGACGCCGCGGCCGGAACATACGTGTTCCTGTCTCCGCGGCGCGGGGCGATCTCGACGATCACCGCGCTTTCGGCGCCCGGTGCCGGAACCGATATCAGCGGCGCCGGCTACCTGAACGGCCTCACCGGAACCGCGACCCTGACACAGGGCACCGGCGACACCGGCGACGATCGGAACATCGCCGACGTCATCAACGAAAAGGCCGAGGGCCGGTTCGAGGTGCTGTTCGATGGTACGAACCTTACCTTCATCTCTCCGACGACCGGGCTCGAGAGCGCGATCACGGTGCTTTCGGCCGTGGCCGGCGGCGCCGGAACGGACATCTCGGGCGCGTCCTACCTGAACGGCCTCACCGGTACCGGGACCGTTACCGCCTCGACCGGGTTCGACGGCGCGAACATCCCGGCCGGGATCTACGTCGGCGACGAGATCGCCGCGGCGACCCTCGTCGCCGGCGACGTCTCCAACTGCCCGATCGTCGTCGGCGGAAACGTCACGGTGAACCGGGATCAACTCGTGTTCGAAAACTCGCTGACGCTGGCGAGCGTCGTGGTGCCCCTGCGAAAGAGGATCGAGGACGTGCTCGCGGAGATCGGGATCTTCGCCGAGTATGCGGTCGATATCGACAGCTACGAGAACGCTTAGGCCATCGGCCTAGGTAAAAGGAACAACCCGCGCCAGAGGGCCGGGAGCAGCAAGAGGAGCGGACATGGCAACCTGGCAGACAACGCCCTTGGCCCAAGATCCCTACTCGCGTATGATGGCGCTCGCCTTCGACGAGTCGGAGATCATCGGTGTACCGACCGCCTTTCAGTCGCTCTTCGGACGCGGCGGAGCACTCGGCGCGACCCTGTTCTCTCCGGTGGCGTCGGTCGTCGAGATCGATGTCATCCGCGGAAACCGCAAAACGGCCGCGCTCGTTCCGCGCGGCATGATCTCGCGGCCCCTCGGCGCGACGCAGCGCGACACCGCGGCCGGGAAATACACGAGCTTCGCTCGTCGCTTCCCGCTGTCGATCGAGGAGGGCGCGATCAGCGCCGATCAGCTCGAGTTTCGGCCGGCCGGAGAAAATCCGTACGCGGCCAGCGACCACCGGGCGCGCGTTCGTATGTTCGCCCTGCGCGAGCACATGGAGCAGATCCGGCGAACGGTCAGGATGTTCGAGCGCTTGGCCGCACAGTCCGTCCTCGAGGGGAAGCAAGACGCGATCCTCGACACGAGCTCGACAGACGAACAGTACGACTTCAAGCGCAAGGCCGCTCACGCCGCGACGGCCTCGGCCAGCTGGGGCACCGCTGCGACCGATATCGCCGGCGACATCGACGACGCCTGCGAGATGGTTCGGAACGACGGCAATATCACGCCCGATATGCTGATCTGCTCCGACGAAGCGATCGAAGGGATCCTGAAAAACACCGCGCTCCTCGCCTGGGCCGACAACCGGCGGATCGGTCTGCTGCAGGCCGGCTCCCTCAACGCACCGCCGCTCCCGTCCGAATACGCCCCGTTGATCGCCGGCGGCATGATTCACCGCGGGTTCATCGAGACGCCCAAGGGGTTCAAGCTGCAGGTGTTCTCGTACGTCGATACGTACCACAACGCCTCCGGGACCGAGGTCAAGTTCATGACGGCCAACTATGCGATCGTCGGCTCCATCAAGGCGCGCTGCGATCGCTACTTCGGCCCGCCCGAGCGTCTCCCGCTCTCGCCGGCCGAGGAGGCCGACATGCGTTACTTCATGGGCGTCGACCCGGCGGCCGGGATGATCCCCCCCAACATCAAGGGCGCTCCCGGCGTCATCTCGCCGGCGATGTTCTACTTCGACTTCTACAAGAGCGGCCGGAAGATCTTCACCGTCGAGACGCAGTCGGCGCCGATCTTCGCGACGACGATGACCGACGCCTGGGTCGTTATCGACGTGACCTAGTTTCGCTGATCGCCCGAGCTGGGCGACCGCACAGGAATGGTGATCCATGCCGAAACGCTACTTCAAAACGACCTACGTCGGCCGCAAGCGTGAGCGGGTCGAGATCTCGGCCGAGGAGGCCGCGAAGCTCAACGCGCCCAAGGACGCGGCCCCGAGGCCGTCTCCCAAGCCGAGCGCCAGTTCTTCGACCGGCGGCAGCGCCACGGGGTAGACGTGGGCAATCTCCGCGAGCTTGCCGAGGCCGATCTCGCCGAAACCCTCGAGGATGATTCGGACGGATTCGGCTTGCCCGTGGAGCTCATCGACCCCGACGGGACGGTTTACACCGGGCTCGTCGGCCAGGTGCTCTATGACTCCGTCCAGAGCACCGAGGGAGGGGTTCCGGTCGTCGTCCCGAAACCGGTGGTCACTCTCCGGCGGAGCTCCCTCGAGCGCGTCCCGCTCCCGGCCGAGCGCGGCCGGTGGGTTTGCAAGATCCCGCTGACCCCGGATCCCGACGCCGACCTCGTGACCTACATCGTCGACGAGCCGCTCGAGTCCGGGGGTTCGATCGGAATCGTGAGGTTGTATCTGACCCGGGCGGAACAGTCGTCATGATGAATTTCCGCACAGTCAAGGCCGCCGTTGTCACGCTGCTCGGGGCCGCTGCGGCCGGCCGGTTCACGGTGATCGGATACCAGACCCGCGGCCAGGCGGCCGCCGAGGTCAAGGACAGCTCGCGAACCGTCCAGGTGTTTTTTTCCCGCGGGGAGTTTCCCAAATCCGGCGGTGGGATGTCCGGGCCGGTTCGCCACAACCTGACGATCCGCCTCGAGCTGCTCGCCGGCGCCGCGGCCAAGGGCGACCTGGCAACGCTGAACGACGAGAACGCAACGGCCGTTCAGATGGCCGCGGCCATCGCCGCGTTTCAACAGGCCTCGGACGCGGCCGACGAGAGTTTCGACGAGCTGGCCGACATCGTCTATCAGATCATGATGGACGCCGAAAATTACGACCTCGGCCTCGACCCGGGCGAGGTGTCCTCTCGGTGGATCGGTTCGATCGACAAGTCGGAGCCGACCCCGCGCGGGGAATACGTCGTGATCCCGGGAACGCTCGAAATGACTTGCACGGTTTCAGAGGTTCTCGTCGGCGACACGGGGCAACCGGCCGATCCGAGCCTGGGCGCCGTGCTCGCCGAAGTCGAGACACACACACCGCCGGACACCGAAACGGCTGATCCGGCACAGGCCGGGATCCGAGGAGGCGATTAGAGATGACAATCACCGCGAGCAGCTGGGCCGCTGGCGTTGCAACGCGAGCGAACAACACCCAATTCGCGAACGCGATCGAGATCCTCGAGCGCAAGCATCTGTTGATCGGAGCATACGACCCCGCCAAAACGGCGGTCGTCGACAATGTTCCGGTACAGATCCGGTCAGCGGCGGACGCCGAGGATCAATTCGGCGCCGGGTCGCAGCTGCATCGGATGGCTCTCGCCGCGAACAAGGGGCACTTTTTCGACGTCGAGACCTGGGCGCTACCGTGTCCCGACGACGTCGCGGCCGCTGCGGCCACGGGAACGCTGACGCTCGGAGGGCCGGCGACGGCCGCCGGGACGCTGGCGCTCTACATCGGCAACGACCGGATCCCGATCGCCGTGGCGAAGGCGGCCACGGCAACCGCGATCGGCGATCTCATCGACGCCTATGTCTTGGCGCACACCGAGCTTCCGGTCACCTCGAACAACGTCGCCGGCGTCGTGACGTTCACGGCAAAGACCAAGGGAACGCACGGAAACGGGATCGCTATCACCCTCAATTGGGGAGTCGGCGAGGCACTTCCGGCCGGTGTCACCGCTGTCGTGGTCGACATGGCCGCCGGCGCCACCGATCCCGACATCGACGACGCCCTCGCCGGCCTCGGTGACGGCGACCTCGCCAACCTCGAGCACTTCACCGACGTCAATGTCGGTTGGGGTCTCGACGATACGACCGTGATCGCCGCGATCTCGACCTACAACGGATCTGGAAACCTGTTCACCGGGCTCTACGATCCCTTGATCGCACGTCCCTTCCGGAACCTGTGGGGCGACACGGTCGCGGACGCTGCGGGGCTCACGGCCCTCGAGGCGATCGCCGACGCTCACCGGGACGACCGGACCTCCGGTGTCATTGCGGCGCCGGGCTCGCCGGTCCACCCCGTCGAGCTCGCCTGTCAGACCATGGCGATCCTGGCGAGGCTCAACAGCACGCGCGCGGAAGAGACGGCACTAAACCAGATCCTCACCGGGATCATTCCCGGCGCGACCGCCGACATGTGGACGGCGGCTTATGACAGCCGCGACGAGGCCGTCCAGAACGGGATCTCGACCACCCTGGAAAAGGGCGGGTCGCTCACGGTTCAGAACGTTCTGACGTTCTATCGGCCGGTCTCGGTCCCGATCGCGTCCAACGGCTACCGGAGCCAGCGGAACATCTCGATCGTCCAGAACATGTTGAACGCCATGCGAACCACGTTCGAAACGGAGAAGTGGAACGGCGTTTCCATCGTCGAGGACGTGACCAAGGTCTCGAACGCGACGAGCCGCGCCAAGGCACGCGACGTCTCGGCCGTCATGGATGATCTGTTCTCGCTCGCCGATCAGTTTGGCGCCCGGGCGTGGATCTACTCGGCGGCCTGGACGAAGGAAAAACTCGCCGAGGGTGGTCTCGTGACCATCCGCTCGGGAGCCAACGGTTTTGATGCGACGCTTCCGGTTCTGCTGAGCGGTGAGGCCGGGATCTTCGACGGAACGATCGAGTTCGATACGTCGCTTGCTGTTGTCCTCGGCTGATCGCCGGGGCAGGGAGGTTTGAACCATGGGCGCCAAAAACATCTCCGGATCGATCCGCAAGGTCGTGATCGGGGGTATTTCGTTCAACGTCGCCGGCGATGCAAATCTCAACATGCCGACGAGCGGTTGGGAGAATTCGAACGTCGCGAGCTCGGGCTCGAATATGCGGAAGATGGTGAGGCGGTCGCAGAATATCGAAAACTGCGTCTTGCTCACGAACGCAGACGAGCGCGTCCAGTTGCAAGCGATGGCCGACAGCCTCGACGATCTCACCCTGGCCGTGACCAATGCGGCCGGCGACACCTATCGCGCCGACGGAACGATCAACATCGAGGGTTCGGAAAGTGAAGAGAACCGGACGACCGTTCATCTGCTCCCGCGCGACGAATGGACGCCGTCGGTCGGCGAGGTGTCTTGATGAGCGACGCACAGACAGAGGCGACCCCGGGAGCGAAGATCGGCGAGGAATCAGCGCGGGCCCAGGTCAAGGTGCTTTTCGAGGCGTTCGAGGCGGACGTCGAGGAGGGCGAGCGGTCTCAATCGGTAAGCAAGTTGCTTGTCAAGGCGGTCACCCGCGGACGGCTCGAGATCAACGGCGAGGGCGACGGCGTGAAGATCACGCAGCATTTCCGGAAGCAGGTCGAGGGTAAATCCTCGGTCGATTGGAATTGGTCGCGCCTCGGCCTCGGGCGTTCGAGGGTCAAGGTCACCGACACCGGGATCGGGACGTTTGGAACATACTACTCTGTTGCCGCTCCGATGACGGGAATCGCCGAGGATTCGATCCTGAAAATGCATCCCGTCGATCTCTCCGTCCTCGAGGACATCGCCGCTTTTTTTCAGCTGCTCTGATCCCGCGGATCGAACGGTGGCGAGCAATGCTCTTCTACCGCGGAACCTCACCGAGCGATCTGGATTCGATGAGCTATTTCGATCTGCGTTATTGGGCTCACCTTGTCGAGCTGGCAATCGAGGCCGAACGGAAGCTAGCAAACCAGGGAGGTAACAGGCCGTGACCGCGTTCGTTGTCGAGACTGCGTTCACAGCGTCGAAGGACCAAGTCACCTCGACGCTCAAAGCGCAGGCCGCCGCGGCGACGACGTTCGGTCAGAAAATGAAACTCGCTTTCAAGTCCGCCGCGAAAGAGTCGTCGATCTTCAGAGCCAACCTTGCCGCGAACCTCGCCTCGAAGGCGATCACCACGGCGACGAGCTTGATTGGTCGCGGGGTTCGCTCGGTCGTCGAGGAATACGTTTCTTTCGACGAGGCGATCGGACAGGCTGCGGCGAAGATGCCCGAGAAAATACGGCGCGGGACGGACGCTTTCAAAGAGCTCGAGGACGCCGCTCGGGCCGTCGGCGCCTCGACGAAGTACACCGCCACCGAGTCGGCCGAGGCGCTCAACTTCCTGGCCATGGCCGGGTTCAACGCGGCGCAGTCGATGGCCGCGCTGCCTCATGTAACAGACCTGGCCACGTCGTCGGGTATGGACCTCGCCAGGGCGACCGACATCGCCTCGGACGCCCTGGGCGCGTTCAACTTGATGAGCTCCGACGCGGCCGTGCTCGGTTCGAACCTCGCTCGGATCAACGATGTTTTCGCGAAGACCGTCAACACCGCAAACGTCGATATGGAAATGCTCTATGAGACGATGAAGGACGGCGCCCCGGCGATGACGGCCGCTGGTCAGAGCGTGGAGACGTTCGCGGCGCTGGCCGGGAAAATGGGATCGGCCGGAATCAAGGGTTCCAAGGCCGGAATGACCCTCAAAAATATGATGCTTCAACTTGCCGGACCGACCGGCGCGGCCAAGTCTGCATTGAAACGACTCGGGATTGAAATCGAAGATGATTCCGGGAACATGCGGGATATCATCGATATCCTCGGTGATTATAAGCGCGCGACCGCTGATATGGGTTCGGTTCAACGGGACGCGACGACAGATTTGATTTTTGGAAGGCGAGCAATCTCCGGCGTCAACATTCTGCTTCAAGAGGGCGAAGATGGATTGAGGGCCTACCGCGACGAGCTCGAGGCGGCCGGCGGTACCGCGGCCGAGGTCGCCGGCGAGATCGAAAAGTCGCTCGGAAACAAGCTGCTCAAGCTCAAGAGCGCGGCGATCGAACTCGGATTCAAGCTGCTCGAATCGTTCTCGGGTGACGGGAAGGACGCGATCGACGCGCTCGTCGAGACCGTCCAGAAATTCAACATGAAATCGATCATCGATGGAGCTCACGACGTCGTCTCCGCGATGCAATGGCTCTACCGGTTGATCCGCGATAATTGGAACACGATCAAAACTCTCGCCGCTGGCTTCGTGGCGTTCAAGGTTGTGATTGGTACAATCAATTTTGCCCGGGCCGTCAGTGGTTTCATGTCCATCGCCAAGGCCGCAGCACAGGCCGCGACCGCGGCGGGAGGTGTCGGAGCCGCTGGCGCCGGCGGTGTCGCTGGCGCGGCGGGAAATGTCGCGAAGCCCGGAAAGCTGGACGTTGCGGCCGGAGCCGCTGGCGGTGCGATAGTCGCGGCGACCGCCGGCTATGCGATCGGAAATGTGATCGAGGATAATTTATTAAATCCGATGCGCGAGAGCGGCGAGAAGTTCGAGACCATGTTGAACAACATGGCGCGGAAATACGAGGGCGTGGGGCGCGGGGCGGTCGACATCTCGACGATGAACCTTGCCGAGTTGGAGACCGCGGCGAAGCAGTTGAGCATGATTCGGCGGGATATCAAGGAGGAGGGTCTCCCTATTCACTCCGTCGAGGGTTACTTCCAGGGGCTCGCGGAAACGGCCGGCTCGATCGGGATCGCAATGAACGAGGCGCTTGGATTCATCAATCCGGCTCAAGCCAAAAAGCTCGAGGAGGAAAACAGGGGGATACTTTACGAGCGGATGGAAAGTGAGAGACGGATTGCCGCGGCCTATGCCGAGGTGCTCCAACGGTTGATCGCGCTGAAACAGCAAGCGGCCGCGGCCAACTCGTCGCAGACACAGATCGATGTCAACGTGAAAGCACCGGAGGGAACGACGGTCGAAACGAAACAGCAAGGCGGGAACGCTCCCAAGGTCAACCAGAGCAAGGCGGGGAAAAATTGAGCGACTGGCAAACAAGACTGCAGCCGCAGATCTGGCTATTCTCTCCGGACGGCAATGAGTTCAACGCCAAATGGAAAGGCGACCAGCGAGAGCTTTCAAAAATGATCGGTGAGTTTTCGTTTCCAGGTCGCGACGGATCGATAGTGCAAGATCTCGGAAGTCGCGCGGTGCGCTACCCGTTGACGATATTTTTTGATGGTCCTAATCACGATCTTTGGGCGTCGGCTTTTTTCGAGGCAATAAAAGAACGTGGAAAATGGATGGTCGAACACCCCGTTTTGGGGTTTGTCGAATTGCAGCCGATTCGCGTTTCGGAAAATTTGCAGCCGGTGGACTCGGGAAATATCACCGAGATCAGTACAGAATGGATCGAGCCCCTCGACGAGATCACCCTCGAGACCGCGCGGCAAATGTGGGGTATCATCGACAAGCTACAAATCGATCTCAAAGCATCTTCGGCGGAGACGTTCGCGGATCAGGTAGTGACCGAGGAGGAAACCTAGATGTCGATCCGTGTCGGAGAGCGTGGTGACAGGTCAGCGGCGGTTGACGTTCTGACGCGCGTCGTCATCATGTCCGAGCTTGGGCTCGCCGAGCTCACCTCGGGCGCCGACGAGATCGCGGGAATGGTACAGACCGCCCGCGAGGGGTTCGACGAGGAAGCGGTCAAGACGACGCCCGACCTCGCGATCTTGGCCGGCTATCTGCAGGGCATCATAGAGCGCCCGGCACTCGTGACAGCGAAACAGCTGGACGACAGGTTCAACGCATACAGCGACCTCGCCGGAGAGCTCGCGACGCTGCTCGCCGACCTCTCGCTCGACGCGGCCGGGTTCAACCGGGCGTTAGTCGTGGAACTCGCGATGTCCTCGGTTCTTTACGGCCTGGCCGTCGTCGTCCAGACCGGAAAGCCCGACACGAGATCGCACGCGATCACCTTGGCCGGCAACTTGCTTTCGCTGTTTGAAACGATCGTTCAAGATCTCGACGCGGCCCAAGAGGCTTTTGAGGACCAACCGTTCAACACGAGGTATTTTTCGCAGACCGCGACCTATTCGACCGCCGCGAACCTCGTCGCCAACTGTGTTAAATATCTGTTGATTTCCGCTTACAATTTGAAGGTCGAAAAGCGTTTCACTCTCACCGAGCCCGAGGCTCCGATCTCGATAGCGATCCGCGAATATAGCGGAATGGTTATCGAGACGGCGCTCGATCTCTTCATCAAGGCGAACAGCTTGACCGACGTCGAGCTGCTCTTGCTCGAGGCCGGCCGCGAGGTCGTGGTCTACGTCTGAGGGCGAGGCCATGGCCAAGTTCAAAGGCGAGGAGCACCGGCCGGAGGCGACAGAGTCTCCCGTTCCCGGCCGCTATTACATCGTCCAGAAATCCGACTCGGCCCAGGGTCTCAGCGGAATATCGGCCAAGGCGTATAGTAATGGCCGACGCTGGCGGGAGATCTGGAAACCAAACAAAAAAATCGCGCGTTCGAGCGACCCCAATCGGGCTTTTTGGCCGAACGACGTCATCTGGATTCCAGGCGATCCGCCGGCCGAGGTTCCGATCGAGGAAGCTCACGAGGACATAATCGAGGAGCTCGCGGGCGAGGATCCGAACGGCGTCGTGATAATCATCGACGGCACTCCGATCGTTCCCGTGTCGGCAACGATTTTGTTGACGTTCGACACCGCGGCCGACGGATGGGCCGCAACGGTCGCGTGGAACCCTGACAACCTGGATCAGCGAAAACTGTTGAGGCCGTTCGGGTTTCAGTCGGCCGAGTGTTACGTCGGCGGGAAGCTGCGCGTGCGTGGCTGGCTCTACAACGTGAGCCCGTCTTTTGGGCCGTCCGGGCGCGAGATGCGCCTCGAGGGTTGGTCCTATACCGCCGACGTGATTGACTCGACGGTGCGGCCGCCGTACGAGCGGAACAAGGTCAAGCTCGAGCAGCGCGCCCGGGAGCTCGTCGAACCTCTCGGTGTCGGCGTGGAATGGCGAGCGGGAGACGACAAGCTGTTCGACCGCGTCGAGATCTCGCAGGACTCGACGATCCTCGCTCACCTCGCCGAGTTGGCGCAGCAACGCGGGATCCAAATTTCGTCCACAAACCAGGGGCGCTTGCTGTTCCACAAGGCCGAGGAGTCTTTACCGGCGGCCTCGTTCATCGAGGGTGATCCGCCCTTGATGGAAGCCAAGGCCAGCTATTCGGGGCGAGACAGATTCGCGACCTACGTCGCCAGAGCACAGAGCCCGGGAAAAAATTCAGCGAACGCAACGTCGGAGGATCCAGCCGTTCCGGCTCAACGAATGCTTTCATTCGCAGTCGGCGAGTCTGACGCGAACGACCTACAAAAGGCGGCCGACTGGCGGCGCTCGAAGCAACTCGGCGAGTCGATGACTCTCGAAATTCCGGTCAACTCTTGGTACGATGACTTCGAGGATCTCTGGGAGCCGGGAGCTATGGTCACGGTTGTTTCACCGAGTCTCTACCTGTTCAACGGGTTCGACTTTCTGATAAAGCAAGTCGAGTTCTCGCTCGCCGACAACGGGGCCACGGCGACGCTGACACTCGTTCCGCCGCAGATCTACACCGGCGAGCCGCTCCCTGACCCCTGGGCCGAGGAGGTCAAATAAATGCCGGCCGCAATCGTGAAAAATCGCGAGCTGAAAAAGAACCGAGACGGCTCCGGAAACGTGCTCTTGATACAAGCCGAGGTCTCCGACCCTGACGATCTGCAGTCCGTCGAGTTGGTCACCGGTTCCGGCGAGGACTACAACCCGCCGAACGGCTCGAAGCTCGTCGTGATCGAGCTCGGCAACGCTTACAAAGTCGCCGTAGCCTGCGACGACGGGATCGAACCCGCCGCGGCCATCGGAGAGCGGCGACTCTATAGCATTTCCGGGGGTGCTGTTGCGGCCGTGATCTGGCTCAAGGCCGACGGGACGGTCGAACTCAACGGCGGCGGCGGGACGGCTGTCGAATACTCCCGGTTGAAAACGGCGTTCGATCAACTCAAGTCCGATTTCGATACGCTCGTCGGCGTGTTCAATGCACATGTTCATCCCGGGGTAACGGCTGGCGTCGCCTCTACCGGTTCGACAGCTACCCCGGGATCGACAAGTTCGGCCGACATGTCGCCGGCGGAATCTGATACGGTGACGTTGCCATGACCTCGAAACTCGGATTCGTCTGGGAAGGCGACCCCAAAATCGACCTCACCGAGGACGGCGCTGACATGGTCTACCGTGGCGGTCAGCCCGTCATGGATCGAGGCCTCGAAAACTGCGTCTTGCTCTCGCTGTTCACCGCGCCGGACTGGGCCGGAAACGCACTCTTGACGGGGCCTGACGAAGCGATCGGCTCGCTCTACGAGCAGATCGCCACCAAGGACGCAATCACGTTGACATCTCTCGAGCGCCTGGCCAGCGCGGCGCGTGCTGCTCTCGCATGGTTGATCCCCGCGAGAATAGCCAGCAAAATCGACGTTGACGTTTCAAACCCCGAGGGGCGCCAACTCGCAGCGACGATCAGGATCTATCCTCCCGGCGGTGGAGATCCGGCGTTGCTAACAATCCTTCGCAACGGTCCAAACTGGATCTATCAAAAATACGATCCAGCTCACGAGAGGCTGTAAAATGGCGTTTCAGATACCGACGACACAAGAGCTTGCGGCGCTGATCCTCGCGGCGATCGAGGCGAAGATCAACCAGACAACGCCACCGGTCGCCAAGGCATTTAACAAGGTGCTATCGGTCGTCCTAGCTCTTGTCGGGACCGGTCTTTACAAGTTCGGCGCCGATCGGATCCTGCAGGTTTTCGCTCTGACGGCCACAGGCGACGGGCTCGACACCGTCGGATCCGAGTATGGTGTCACTCGTCACGCGGCGATCGCGGCCGTGCTCGAGTTCGAGGCGACCGGGACGAATGGAGTTTTGATCCCGGCCGGAACCGATTGGACGTCGGAAAGCACCGGAGAGATCTACACGACGATCGCCGACGTGACGATCGCCGCGGGCGTGGCCGTGCTCAACGGCGTCGCCTCTACGCCCGGCGATACAGGAAACCTGGCCAACGGCGAGATCCTCACAATCAACACGCCGATCGCCCAGGTCGACAGCGAGGCCACCGTCACCGACACGATCACCGAGGGCGAGGACCGCGAGACCGATACGGCCTACCGGCGCCGCGTGCTGACCCGCATCCGGGCCGCCGGCGGTGGGGGAAACGCGGCCGATTATCGCCAGTGGTCCGAGGACGTCGACGGAGTCCGGCGCGCGTTTCCCTATTCCGGCAAGCCGAGAAAGTCCGTTCAGACCAGTATCGCGGTAGTCATCAACGCGGCTCCTCTCAATACCGTCATCTGGGCCGGCCACGATTGGCGCGACGAGGCCGGGGCCGTCGAGGGAGACCAAATCACGCTAGCGAATTGTCCGGTCGGAGCGAACGATGGAACCTACACGATCACGTCGATCAACCTCGCCGGCGACACGCTCACGTTGAGCGGGCCACTTGCGAACGACGCTGGCGCGATCGACGCCACGGTCGAGGCGACGCCAGGCGACCGCGTCGTCTACATCGAATCGACCGACACCGGGGTCGACGGGGTTCCGACTCCGACGCTGCTCGACTTGGTACGGGCCGCGTTGCTGAACGATCCCGACACCGGAGATTCGCGCGACGTGCTCGGGTTGATAGAAGAACGACTCTACGTCGAGCCGATCGACCGGCTTTACGTAAAGGTCAACATCAACGGCCTCGAGGTCGCGGCCGAGCTCGAGGCAACGGTCAAGGCGCAGCTGACGTCAGCGCTCGACACTCACCTATACGATCGCGTTTTCTGTTTCGTCGAGGGTCTGGACTACGAGGGAGACCGGGTCGATTCGGTGACCGAGGTCACGGTTTCGGGTGTCGTTTGGGGAATCCTGAAACCGGTTGGCGCTTTCGCTGACGACGTACAGATCAAGTTTGTTCGAGACGCGGCCACGGCCTACCAGCTGGACCGCGGAGAATTGACGATTCTCGAGGGCGTCTATTACGACGGGGTTGGGTTCTGATATGAGACGAGTTCTCGACGCGCTGTTTCCTCGCGGTGCTTTCTGGACGCCGAAGATCGGCGGCCACTACGATCTTTTACTCGACGGCCTCGGAGACGGCCTGGAAATACTGCGAGCCTTTCTTTCGAGTCTGGCGAAAATCCGCGAGCCGGAAGAAACGATCATGCTCGACGACCTCGAGCGGGAGTTCGGAGTCATCGTCGATACCGGCCTGACCGACGCCACGCGCCGCACATATCTTGCCGGTGTGAAGTACGGGGCGATCGGTCTCGGGACCGCGGCCGACGTCCAGGCGCGTTTGCGGGCCGCCGGCTTCTCGAATGTCTACGTTTACCAGAACAGCCCAGCGATCGACCCTGACGGCTTTCCAGGGGCCGGCGCCGAGCTGCTCGTCACGGGAGAGCTCGCGGATCACCCGGTAACGTTCTTGATGCCGATCCTTTCTCGAGATTGGCCGTTTGTTTTTTTCGTCGGTGGAGCGCGGACGAAACACGACAATTTCATTGATTGGAATATGGAATATTCCGGAACGCTTCACTGGCCGGACGGAGACGGCGGGGTAATCTCGAAGCTCACGACGCCGCGTCAATCGAGTCTCCGCTCTCTCGGTGTCGCGGCCAGCGGGGCGACGCTTACCGATCAACAGGTCTGGCCGCCGACGGACGATCCGACGCTGCTTTCGTTTTATCGGATGCTCGAAGATACGACGGTAACAGGAACGCGCGTCGTCGGTCTTGCTCCTAGAAATCTGCTCATCGACGGCGACATGAATCAGACAGGCACGGCCTCTTGGACGGCCGTCGCGACAATCCTCAGCAAACAGAGCGGATCGCCGCATGGCGGAAGGTATTCGCTTCGAATAGATTCGTCGTCTGGTTTGGGTACGGGTTGGGCAACTCAAGCCGTTGTATTGAACAACAAAGATTTGAAAATAGAGGGTTGGGCGCGCAGTGTTGACGGGGTCGCGTCGCCGAGGATCGCCTCTCCCGGCGGAAACCGCTGGACAGGGACGACCTCGACCGATTGGCAGTGGTTTTCCGTGTCTTGGACCGAGGCCGGCGGCGCGGGCGCGATTCAACTCGGGATGGACACGGCCGACAAAACTGTCGAGTTCGACGACGTTCGCCTAACGGACATCAACTTTCAAGAGCCGGGAGCCACGGCTTCGAATACCACGAACGTTACGACAGCGTTGATAGACGGGTTGGATTTTGATCCGGGGTCGTCTTCGTTTGCGGAATTGATCGACGACTGCATTAAGAACGGAGATTTTGGAGCGGCCGCCGGCTGGACGCTCGGGGCCAACTGGGCGAT